TTTGGAAACTTTGAGGATATTTGGATCGGAGCGTTTGGATCGCTTGAGATCCTGCCGCTAATGCAAGAGGGCGGAAACGTCTTGCTCCAGGCATTTTACGACATCGACGCGAAGCTAGCACGCGAGAAGAGCTTTGCCATCTCAAAAACATCTGTTTAAATTTAGCGTAAAGGCGGGCTCGGCTCGCCTGCAAAATAAAAAAGAAAGGTAAAAAATGAGCAAATATATAGTTTTATACGCCACGTTAATCGGCGTTGATTTTTGCGAAGAGGGCGACATTATCGAGCTACCGGATGGAACGGATAGAAATTTTATCGCACGCATGCAAACCATCGGAGCGATCGCGCCTTATAACGGTAAAAACGATGCGGCAACAAGCAACAAAGACGATAAAAAAGATGCCAAAGATAACAAGAAAGCAGCATCTGATAAAAGCAAAGAGGCCAAGAAAGACAATAAAAAACCACCCGAGGACGACAAGGACGCCAATGCCAAAGGACTTGACGAAAACGGCAATATAAATGATTGATCTAGATATGGTGAGAAACGACGTCAAGGGTATCTTAAATCAAAATTTTAGTATAAATTTGAGATGCATAATGACGGACAAGCTCATCAAATGCCATTTTAACGCAAACTCTAAGGTGATTTACGAAAACGGGGCGGTAGGCACGGAAATAACCGCCCTTATCACCCTTGAAGATGCGAAAAATCTAAGGCTAAAAGACGAGATCGAGATACTAGGCGCTAGATACGAGATCACAAAAAGCGTGCTCGAAAGTCAAGTGCTAAAAAGACTATTTTTGAGAGAGATTTGATGCCAAAGAAACAATATATAGAGGAAGCAACGAAAATAGAAGTCGCAGCCGCAAGCTCAAATACCCAGCAGCCCGGCGAGCCTGAAAATGTCCGAGCTCAGATAATAAGCGCGCTAAAAAAGCATTTAGAGAGCTTAAATTTTAACGTTGAGGTTTTTGAAATTTACGTATTTGACAAAGACAATCTGCCGTTAATCATCATAAAAGACACCGACGACGCAGTTGAGGCGGTGAGCTTTGAGCGGATCAAGCATGAGCTAAGCGTAAGTATAAATTTGATCGCTTCGTCGTATAGCAAAAATGACGAGCTGCTATTAAAAGTGCTAGATAGGCTAAAGAGCTTTGAAGGCAAATTTAATTTTATGGAGCTTAACGCCGTAAATCGCTCAAATATTGAGGTTTTGGATAAAGACTACGTCATGACCGAGCTAAGGCTGAGTTTCATTTATCATACGCGGCTTTGGAGCGTTTAAATGCAATTTATCGGCACGATCTGCGAAGTTAGCGAAAATAAAAGCCTGGTAAGGGTCGAATACCTAGGCACGAAAACAAAGCTCATCCCATACGTCCAAAGCGCAAACTCATTTAAGCGCACGTTTTCGCCGCCTCGAGTTGGAGAGCAGGCAATCGTCCATCAACTAAGAGACGGCGGACTTAAATACGCCGTGGGCGCGATCTTCAATCAGGGATGCCGCGAGCCCGATGGAAGCTCTCAAACTAAAGAGATAACGCAATACGAAGACGGAACGATAATCAGCTACGACACATCAAGCTCTACTCTTGAAATTCTATCCCCAAAGCAGATAAATATAACCTGCGATAACGTAAATCTAACTGCTAAAAACGTGAATGTTACCGCAAAAAATACGACCGTAAAGAGCCCAGACATAAAGCTTTTAGGAAATACGCTTATACAAGGCGCTATATCTACATCGGGAGACGGCGGGGGTAGCGGAAATTTTGAAATAAACGGAAACGTAAAAATAACCGGATCTATAACGGCCGGAGGCGATGCGAGCTTTGGCGGTAGCGTAAGCGATGCTCGCGGAAATCTAACCGATCACACCAATAACGGATACGTAAGAGACTGAGATATAAACCTCATATCGCAAATTTAACTGCGCCAAAACTACAAAAACCCCTTGTATAAAAGAAAACGATATTTTTATATTATGTCCTCGTTAAAGCCGTAGGGCGGCGTTTTGTCCTTTTCGCCGCCTCGTTTTCTAGGATGAACGATGTATCAAATAAGCGAACTTGAAAATATCAGGCGCATTTGCAAAACCTCAAAACTAACAAAAACCCTGCGCCCGACGTTTGGGATAGATAGATACATCGACAAGCAAATGACGCTAAGCGAGCTTTTGGCGCTCAAGCGTGATCTAAAGTCACAAATTTTAACATTCGAGCCGCGGGTGGAAAATCTTAAAATAGAGCTTACTCCGCGAGCCGATAATATTTTGGACGTCAGAATAGATTACGCGATAAAGGGTGAATTTAATGAAAATGAAGTGAGGCTAACCTTATGAAACCCCTAAGAGTGCCGCAATTTATCAAGCCCCTAGATATAGAAAAAGAGCGCGCAATCATAATTGAGGAGTTTAAACGCAAAAGCGGCAAGCTTGATTATACTCCGCTAGTCGGCGACGACTACATGACGTTGATCGACATATTTTTATATCGGTTAAATAACTTCTTTGAGCTTATTAACGTAAAAGTGGCGAATAACTATCTAAATTTTAGCACCGGCGAATATCTCGACGAGCTAGTTAAACTTATAGGCATTAAGCGAAACGAGGAAGTAAAGCCTATCGCAGAGCTTGAAATCGTAGTTAATTCTCCGACGTTTTTAGCTAAGGGGTCAAAATTTACGGATGGAAAAGGACACTTCTCGTTTTTACTGCAAGACGCAAGCATCTCGGATAAAGCAACCGTTAAAGTGGAGGCGAGCGAATATTTTAAGGAAAACTACGAAACTACGATCCTTGAAATCCCCAATATTTACGTCAAGGAAATAACGCAAAAAACCCCTTTTAGCGGGTTTAAGGCGCGAGAGAGCGATGACGAGCTAAGAAATAGATTTTTACTCGCAATGCATCGCTTTAGCACGGCGGGAAGCCAAAAGAGCTATCTTTTTTATGTGCTGAGCGTAGAGGGCATAACAAAAGCAAACGTTTACCAATTAAGCCCCGGCGTTGTGCAGATAGTTTATTTTTCCAAATTTGAAAACTCTATAGCCGAGACCAAAATAAAAGAGACCCTGCTCGGCAAAACGCCTCTGACCGATGACGTGCGCATCAAGGCCGCATCGCGCGTAAATTTGGATTTGACGCTAGGAATTTCGCCTCGTCAAGATTTTATGTTTAGCGAGGTTTTAACAAGCGCAACCGCAAAAATAACGGAGTTTTTCTCAAAACTGGAGATAGGCGAAACTCCGCATTTTAGCGCGATTATAGAAGCGGCATTCGACGAAAACGCAAAAGCCGTCGAGATAAAAAGCCAAATCCCCAAAATCGGGCGCGACGAGATCCTAATCTTAAACAATTTGAGAATTTTAAAGGCTAGCGATGCTTGATTTACGCGCGTATTCGGATGTTTTGTTTCGCGTCGATGAGGTGATAAGCGAGAAGTATGGCGAATGGCTGAAATTTGACGATAGGTTTTTTTACTCGCAAAACGATTTTAATCGGGCTTTTTTGGCGTTTATGTTTGACGTTGAGCCTAAAAGCTCAAGCTTAGAGGAGACTAAAGAACTTTTAAAAGAGCCGATAAAAACCTATTTTAACGAGGGCACTTTTTACTCCCTCACCAAGGCGCTAAAAGCGTTTTATTCGCAGTGCGAGATCAAAGAGTGGCACGAATACGGCGGAGAGCCTTACCGTTTTAAGCTAATTTTAGAAGCCGGCGAAAAAGGTATAAGCGAGGCGAGTTTAAAAAAGACTACCGAGATAATAGAAGCTTATAAGAACGTTAGAAGCGTTTACGACGGCTTGGTTATAAAGCTTGCCTCAAGCGCGAATATTTACGCGGGCGTTTGTTTGAACGCCGGGGCTACTATTTGCGTAGATCCTTTTAGCCCGCGAGATATAGCGACCGACGAAAACCTCTTTTTCGCGTGCGCCTTAAAAACAGAAAATATTATAAATTTAGGAGATATAGATGCAAGAATACTTTAGTCTTTTAACGGCAACGGGAGCGAATTTATTAATAAACGCCGTAGCTAATAAAACGCCCGTTAAGCTTAGTAAAATAGCCGTGAGCGATAGCGAGATAGCCCCTAGCGAGGCGGCCGCCCGGCTTGAGGATACTAAGCACGAATTCGCGATTAACTCTCTAACTCAAGATCCGCAAAACCCCTCTATCC